GTTATCTCTTAAATCCATCTTGTACCCTTATGTTCGCACTTATGGTTCTTAATATGTTTTCTCTTGACTCATACGCTCGACATATTCCAATGAACTTATTTGCATTGTACTCTGCCTTCATATACCTTTTCAAAGCTCCTTGATATGCTTTATTATTTTCTGCCTTATGTGAAGCTGCCTCATTATTTACATTACCTGACTCCTTATAATAAAGCCATGCCTTGCTATATGCTTGATCTTTGGCTTTTTCAAGCTTATCCCTTTTATAGATAAGCCTATCCCTAACCATTACAAGTAAAGCATAATTAGAAGGGCTCTTTCTTAAAGACTGATTAACCAAGTTCTCATCAATCATAAGCTCCTGATCTAAATCAATCTCATAGGTCTTCCCTTGAAAAAGTATCTTCAGGGTATTTTTCTTAATCTGAGATAACCGTACTACCTTGGATTCCATATAACCGTTTTCTAAAATCTTCCTTATTCCTTTCTATTTCTTCTGGATACAACTTAGGATAATCCTTAATATCTATACCCTTAAACTTCCTATGCTCTTCAATATACTTATCTGGATCAAAATCTGGCTGTAACATCTTTTTATAGTTATATCCAGGAATAAATGGTAATTCCTCTGCCATTGATCTACCAATAGTTATATCCATTGACATATCTACATCATCAATATTAAATCCGAAATATTTCCTTGTTTCTGGATTCCTACAAGTATCCCATATACTATGCACTACCCAAGTATTTATTTCCTCAGGAGTAGCTAAGTAATAAACTGCATCATGCACTGTGCATGTCTCAGGCATGAATGGTAACTTACCTTGCCTCATTTTCCAATAATTAAGAATAGAAGCAAACAGAGTCATATCACTTGCAGCAGATTGACATGGTGTATTTACTGATAGTCGTACTGCATAAGCTGCTTCTGCACTATTCTCTGAATATATCTGAGGTAATCTTCTCTTTCGTCCAAATAATGTTTTTATATACCCTTGCTTAACTAATATCTTCTCTTGTCTCTCCATGAACTTCTTGATCTTAGGATGTTCATGGAAGAATTCATTCAATTGTTGTTGAGCCTCCTCTGGTGTAACTATTAATCCAGCTTTTGGATCTGATAGCTTAACTGATAGTAGCTTTGCTTGAATACCATATATAATACCGAAGCAAATCTGTTTTGCCTGCTTTCTTCTGTTCTTCCAAAGCTTGTAATCTGGATGCTGTTCATCACTGTATATTTTATCGGCATCTTCATACGGTATACCATATTTCTTTGCTGCAATAGCAAGGTGAGGATCTTGACCATTTGCAAATGCTTCTAGATATGTTTCATCTCCTGATAGATGAGCCATTATTCTTAACTCTGCCTGAGAATAGTCAAGGGCCATGTACAATTTACCATCTGGGGCTACTAATTGCTTCTTTATATTTGGGTCTACTGAAGTCTTGGGTATCTGTTGAAGATTTGGTTCTTGTGATGATAATCTACCACTAGTTGTTCCATGTATCAAAAATCTACCATGTAATTTACTATCATCCTGTACTTTATCATGCCACCCTTCTATATATGTAGTGTACATCTTCTTTAATCCTCTTAAACTAAGAAGATTATCCAAGAATATTGCTTTTGGACTTTCTGGATTCTTAATTGACAACTGAAGTTCTACCAATGTATCCTCATCAGTACTTGGCTTATCAGTATCACGATTGGTAGTCTTATCCTTTGTGTATTTTATAATAGGGAATTTGAACCCTTTTTCAGAATATAACAACATCGGTAAGTCTACTGGACTACCAAGATTTATATCCCGAGTTAATTCCAATTCCTTCTTTGTTGTAAATACACCAGCTCTTATGTTGGATATTTTCTGTTCCCTGCTAGCTATCTTCCTTGCATCTTTTGGATCACTATAATCCAAGTCTTCAAGTTCTCTTTCAATTGAAGAAATGTATTTGCTTATTCTTTCTTGGATAAGCCATCTAGAGAATCTTTTTACTCTTGGAAGATTCAAGCAACCAGAAGTTGCTTGATCAATCTTTGGTTTGTAAGATTCAAGTAATTCTTGATTGAACTTTCTATCAAGGTATAATCCGGTTTTTTCTGCATGCTGCAATACCCTGGAAGCTGGCATTATCAAATGCCTTAATAAAGGATACATACCTATTTCTATCAATTTGTTCTCAAAGAACATAGATAATCGTAAGGTATAATCTGTATCCTGACATCCATATTTGCAAAGTTGTTCTAATGGCTTTTTATCCCATGGTATCTTATCAAACTTATCTGCCTTCTCATAATCCCCGTGTTCTGGTAAATACCTACGAACCATCGATTTAAGGTCATTCGGTCTCTCTTCATTTAAGAGGTACTTCATTAACATACCATCTAATACTGTACCTCTTACATATATACCATACAACTCAAATATCTGAAGGTCAAACTTCAGATTCCAACCTACTTTGGTTACTTTTGGATTCTCAACTACTTTTCTACCAAAGTATAGAAGCCATTTTTTCCAATGAGGGTTATCATATTCATGATGACATAATGGAATAGATACTCCAGAACCAACCTGAAAAGTTACTGATAGAATGGTTGGTCTGAATGTTTTATTGTATATGCCTTCAGCATTGGTCTCATAGTCAATTGAAGCTATACCTGTCTTCAGACAAGCTTTCACAAGTTTCTTAACCTGTGAAAAACTCTTAATTATGGCATATCTTGACTCCATCTATAATATTATTAAATATTGCAGTATTCAATAGTTATTTAATAAACCATAACTCTGTTGAGATTCTTTAGCTTATTCGACAATAAGACAGTATACTTTTTACGGTATACTGTCTATAACCTACTTCAATATTTGAAAGTCTTCCATATTGTTTTTATATGTTTTATGAGTATTCACCAATATCCTACCATGTAATCCAGAATATTTCTTGGGAGTTAAGTAATCCTCTCCATATATGTCTTCCAATACTCCATGGTAAATATTCGGTACTCTCAAATCTCTACCTTCAAATGTTAAGAATACATCCGGATATTGGTTCTTGTAAAAATCAATATTCTTTATGATATTGTTATGTTCAGGAAAAGCTAATGTTGCCCAACAATTCTCTTGAGTGTTATTATACCTTTTCCTATTCTTTTCATAAAGGTTTTTAAGGTAATTCATTCTTTCCCTTTCAAGGGGAATATTAGCAAATTTCCAGCTCCTATTCTTTAAAAAGAAGAGTTCTAGTTTAATTAATTGCAATTCATATAGAAATCTTTCCCTTTTCCCCTTATCTTCTGGAACTCTATCTAATGGGAATATATCTATGAATATGCCTTGATTAAAATCCCAATTAGCCTCTAAATCCTTTTCCAATATAGCAGTAGTATCACTCCTTCTTATCTTAGCATGTTGATAGATAGAACTATCAGTATCTGGTACTTGTAAGAAATATGGATATTCTAAATTTTCCCTACAGTATGATATAAACTTATCATATTCATCTCTGAACATTACCAAATCGATATCATCATCCCAAGGTATGAATCCTTGGTGTCTAACTGCACCTAATAGTGTACCTGCATCAAGATAATATTTTACTCCTATCTTGTCACATATATTAACTACTAGATCTAACATATCTAGTTCTATATCCCATACTTCTCTCCTAAGGTTGCTTATTAGATGACCATTATGGATATGATTACTAATATAACTCATATTATTCATGATTGTATAATAATCTTACTACATCAATATCTTCTGCGAAAGTTACCTTGAAGTTCAATCTATTACCCATTACATAGTTCACTAAACCACTGTTGTCTTCATACAAATCAGAAGCTGTTTGGTATTCTATACCCTTATCTTTTGCCTTATTATAACATCCATAGAATTGGTAAAATGGAAATACCATGGGAGTCTGAAGCCTCATGTACTTATCCTTAGTATATACTACCTTATCAGAATCTAATCTTAATGTACCAGTTGCTGGAATATACGGTACATATGCAGTGCTATTAAACCTACAATTATTAATCATGAATGTTAGTAGATTTTCATCGAAACCAACTCTTACACCATCATGGAAAGTAACTGTATTTGGCCAAAGTGATTCCTCATCTGTTAATAAGCTTTCAAATCCTAAGATTCTCGAGTGTTGTGCAGTATCACCACCTGGTATTACTGTGATTAATCTGCCTAATTTACCTGGATAGTTATTAGATATTCTATTTTTTACCCACTCTACATACTCTGGATTCACAACAAGAACTATCTTACGATAGCATCCAGTACGTATAAATTTATCTAATGAGATTTCAAATAGGTATTTATCTTGTGATACTTTTAAGAATTGTTTGGGTACTTCTTTATTTGTTCTTGTACCCTTTCCAGCCATGGTAATTATAACATCATTCATAAGACAAGAGTATTTGATACTATGTACTCGGAGCGGGAGTCGAACCCGCAAGGTCAATGACCGTCAGAGCTTAAATCTGATGAGTTTACCTATTTCTCCATCCGAGCTTTTATTAATTAGTACGGGAGACAGGATTCGAACCTGCGACCCCTTGCTCCCAAAGCAAGTACACTAACCTGACTGTGCTACTCCCGTAATTGGTACCAGCCTGTATCACTACTGTCTAGTACCTCCGAATTTACCAGGACTGTTGTCCACGCGCAAAATAAGAAAATCCTTGGTGGGCCCAGAGGGGTTTGAACCCCCGACCTTCGGATTATGAGTCCGCTGCTCTTACCAACTGAGCTATGGGCCCTTGTGAGGGTAATGGTAATTTCTTCACTACTAAACTCGATTCCCAGAACAAAACATCATTTCAATTACCAATTACCCTCTGAGGTTATCTCAATTCAGTTTGGATTGATGTCTTAAGCTTAACCCAATCTTTTTTATAGCTATGCAAACTATCAATAGTATGATATAAATATCCAGGTTTAATTCCTACTTCACTAGCTACATATTCCATCAGTCTCCATGCCAAATATACATCATTTCCGAAATGAGTTACAAAATCGGATGATCTTTGGTGATAGCAAATATTTAATTGCTTTTCTCCTCTGGCATTCTCCCGGATAAGGAAATCATAATACATTGAACATGGTATTCTATGTTCACCACCAAGATAGTTTGAATCACAATCCTCATTAAAACCATCCTCACCATATATATTTAGTATGGCTTTTCTAGTATCGTTGTCTGTTTTTAACAACTCTATAATTGCTTCTATTTTAGAAAATGCCTTGCCTTTATATGAAACTGTCTCATTCATACGTTCAGCATAGGTATAATCAAAGAACCCATTTACTAAGAACTCTTCCCAGATATCTTTACGTAATTCCCAAGCTTTACCTGGATTTTCCATTACTCCACTAATTCTCTCTTTAAATTCGGCATCTGCCCAATCTTTAGATTTGGTAAATACAAATAATGGAGATGGATCATCCATGTGAGTTAAGCAATATTGTTCACAAATAAGCTCTTTAGTTATGAACTCATCTTTGCCTTCTATTACTTTGTTTTGGTAAGTTTTTGGTTTTACCTCTGTACCCATCTCCCATATATTACGGGCAGTCTCAGACATCAATTCGTAGGGATTTGAATATATTCTCATGGTTATAATTTTTTTATGTTTGCAATTCAATAGACTTCCCTTTCTTAGAAAGGTAGCCAGTCTTCATTACCAAGTGTACAATCTTTTGCCAGAGTTTTGGGATATTTGAATAGTTCTGGTCTCAATACTTTCAAAGCTCTTTTATGTACCTTATACTTTATCTTTTCGGGATCTACTTTTAGTAGATACTTCAGCCTATCATACCAATTACTATCATATATACCAATTCTATCACTAAGCTTTAATAGATCCTCATGAGCATGGTACATCAATAATACCGTATCATCATTGAATATCTGACTAAAGTGTATTGATATACAGAATTTATCCCCAGTGAATATGTATTCACCAATTCTTTGTATTAATAAAAGATCACATATTAGTCTTTTAGTTACTTCAGAAGCCCTCATGAATACTGTTATCATTGGGCAATCCATACCAGCTTTCTTAGATACAGTAAGTGATAGTAAGCAATTCTTTCCATGAGCATGCTTATTATCAAACTGATACCCTATATTGAAAATCTTTCTTGAATTCAATGATCTCACAACTTCTTGTCTCAGATCAACCATTGAATTCTCATCTATATAGTTAGCTATCAAAGATTTCCATTTAGCAGATGTATAATTAAAATGCCTGCCAAAATCAAATTCTGGGTCTACTAGAGGTTCTTTAATATAAATTACTAAATCATTTATATATTGAGCTTTACCAATTCTTTCAATATCCAAACCAGGAATATTGAATAAGAATAACCTGTTAAGCCCCTCCCAAGCTTTCATGCTATTTCGGAACATTAACAGGTTATTCTTTACTTTTAACTTACTCATTAGCCTCAGCTATTGGTTCGTTATCATCCATATCATCTTCATCTGGTGAAGAGAATGATATCAACTTTTTCTTTTTCTTCTCTGTATTCTCTTCCAACTTTAGTTTAAGGCCATACTTCTCTGTGAACTTAAGATATGTCTTCTTTATCATGTTACGCTTTAGAATTGATGGACATACCTCTGGTAATGGAATTCCATCCCAATCTCCAATTTCTAAGTCAGAGGCCAACATTGATTTTTGCTTATATCCTAAATCTTTCCTAAGTACTTTGAAAGCTCTAAAACTGTTGCCATAGGTTTTATAACTAGCCTCATCACTTGTCATTAATTTTTTCAGTGACTTACGTATCTTTTTCCTACGAGCCTCATCATTACAGTTTTCTTTCAAGAACTCTTTTAAGTCCTTTATATTCTGATATAGAAGTATGGTAGTATCATTTGCCCAAGCAGCCTTGATAACTAACTTCAATGAAAAATTATCATGACCATAAATGTACTGTCCCATACGACAGAACAGCAACATGTCTATTGGCAACCTTGTAACTACTTCGGATGAACGTATGATTACTGTTACCTCAGGATTATCAACCCCAATCTTACGGGAGAATATACCTCCAACCAAGCATCCTTTTCCACTGCCATGATTGTCAGCAAAATGGAAACCGATGTGATAATTCCTATTTACTACCTTATTCTCCTCTAACTTCCTTATCATTAACTTTACCTGATCAAGAATATCAAGATCAAGGTAATTAGTTATTAATCCAGTCCACTTAGTAGCTGTATATCCAAATAACTTACCAAAATCAAATTCTGGATCAAACTTAGCTTCTGATATCTCTACTACCAGATCATAAGTGAATAATGAATCTGTTAAGTTATACCCTATTCCTTCACCAAACCATTCTGGTTTCTTAACCAAAAAATTTTCAAGTATTTGCTCCCAAGCATCTACTGGCCTATTGCTCTTTACTATGTTCATATTAATACTTCGACTTTTGACGGAACATATTAACGTGATTCTTCTTGAAGTAGATATAGAATACTTCCTTTGAATCCATACCTATCCATCCAAGGTATCCACAGAAATATATGAATGCCTTCACTAATTCAGCCTGGTACTTTAACTCTTGAGTCATTACCTGAGATTGCTTCCAAGGCTTATTCTTCAAAAAGTTACGAGCAATGTTAAGGTGATGGGTTATCTTCCACAGTATGTATGGATATTGAATTTCATAGTCCTCATAGTTATACATCCTACCACCAACTAATAAGTTTATGTTGTATTCAGGTAAAGATCCACTATCTTTATTCTCATACCACTTTAAGAGATCTATCTTTTGATGATTAAGTGTAACATCAATATTACCCTCATCCATCAACCATTTCACTCCCATATTCTGAGCAGTATATAATACATCACCTCTCATTTCATTGAAACTATCAATTTCAATCTTATTGAAGTGATTATCCTTAGCATACTTCTCCATATATGACATAATGTCATCTGGACCTACATTTGCATATATTAGCAACTCTACAAAGAAGTGTATTGCATCTGCATTCTCTTCATTGGCATTTTGAAGATTGTTTAACAATTCAATGTAGATTGAGTCTTCACAATTACCATTAGCTAACTTCCAATGATTTTTACTCATACTTTCACTGATAGCTTGGAATGATTCATATCCCTCTGATAATTCCTCTACCACTCTAGCAGTGAAATCCTTCAACAAGGATTGTGATGCCTTAGTATTTATGTCTATTGGGTATTGTGGTAATCCCTCTATGCCTATATAACCAGATAACAGTTCTTTTTGCATAGAGTATATCTCTTCCAAATACTTATCACCGGGTATGATACCAGGTTCCTGAATTATGTCCCTCGAGTCCATCTTCTTATTTGTTATCGTGTGCACCAAATCCTTTGTCTCCTCTTGTTCCCCAGTCCTTTGCTTTCTCTTCATACTCCTCATTAGGTATCTCTATGGGATTTGAAAGTAGGATTGGAACATGTATGAACTGCATTATCTTCTTATCCTGTTGAAGAGGTATCCATACTTCTTCAGGTGAATTATTTTGTATACCTATGTGCATTTCACCAGTATATGGACTATCCACAATCTCTGCAGTGAATGTCAACCCATCTTTAGTAGCAACCCCAGATTTGTTTGCTGCCATTAGCATAGACTCTTTGGGATTGATCAGTACCTTTATACCTGATGGAATAAGCAACCTTCCATGAGGTTTAACGATTACATAAAGATCATCAGTTCCCATACCATTGAACTTGATATAACCTTTACTATACATCTTACGGTTGATACCAACCATATCACGTAAATTTTTTTCCCCCACCCTTAGTATATCCTTTTCTGATAACTTAGGGATATAGAAATCTAAACCTGCATCCCCTTCGTTTGCTCGGTTGGGGGATTTAACCTCCCGAATCTTTGTGAATTCTAATTGAATCATGTTATTTACTGTTAAATTTACGGTATAAGTCTCTTGCTTCTTTACGTGATAATTCAAACCTACTCTGAAGCTTATCAAGTATTTCTCTCTTACCAAGTTTATCCCTTACCAATTTACGGTAATACTTCTTGCAACCTTCCATATCAATCAAAGGTTCCAAATCCTTGTATTGGATATCAGCTTCTAATTCCTTTCTGGTCTTACCCATTAGATCTGTGAACTTGATACAACATAATTCGGAATCCCCGCACATCTTGCATTCCTTGGTTGAAAGATCATAATGCTTACCAAAGCATACATCTCCGTTTGTTCCCAACTTAGAAATATCCATTGGTTCAAGGATATCACCTGATTCTAATTCTTCCCTGGCATCTTTAAGTTTGTCTTTCTTTTTCTTAGCCATATATTCGAGTGTTTGATCTCATTCAATAGTTAATAGGTTTTTCTGTTTCATTGATGTAGAATAGTATATGCACTAACTTTCAGGCAATCCCTTATGCGTGCGTGCGCATTATTAAGCTTTAGCTTAAAGACTTACTAAAGTAAGTATAGAAAGTATAAGTTTATATAGCTTTAGCTATATAAACCTCTATTAGTATTTTAGTATACTAAAATACTAATAGAGATATACAGGTAAGTATATACGCATACGCGTGCGTATTATCCCTCCACCTTGATTACCTTTAAATTCTCTTTCTGATAATACGTTTTTCTATGATTTCCATGCCTTTTAAGGTAATGACCAGGGAATTGAAGGTCATCAAGATATGCCTTCTTCTTATTCATGTGAGTTCTTGCAAGACGTCCCAATATCTGTATCGATTTTTCATTAGAATCCATTGATGCAGTATTCTGAAGATATTTCAATTCAGGGAAATTTTGACCTCTAGAAATGATTGTAGTAGCAATTAGCACATCAATTCTCCCTTCCCTGAAATCTTGTAGAATTTTATCACGCCCTTTTGTCTTATGATGTACATATTGTATACTGTAATCATTTCCAAGATGTTTAACGTAATACTTGTAAAGATTTTCACAATGGTCAATGAACTTACATACAATAAGAGCTGGCAATCTTTTTCTCTTCAGATTGTATCTTGTACGATCAAGAGAAAACTTCCAAGCTTCTTTGTTATCACATATCACTTCTTTGTATTCTGTTGGATAGTCAACTTCTTTAGAATACTTAAAGGGAGCATATACCAGTTTACAGGTGATGGGAGTAGAATATCCTTTCTCTATCATATCAACCAGTTTTACTTGGTTAACTTTATCACCAATGAAAGACATGATATTTAGGTTATGTATCAATTTCTTCTTCTGGTCACTCATGTAAATTGTACCACTCAATCCAATTCGTATTCTAGAGTTGTATAAGTGCTGTATTACGGTTTTATAGGTTTTGTTATCTATGACATCAGCCTCATCTATTAATACCATATCAATTTCTGATAGGAATCTTTGGTACCGTTTTATGTTAGACGATAATGACTGTACCATGCACACATTGAAGTTACCCCAATCATTACATTTACTACCTTGGATAAATGCAATCTTTTCACCTGGTAACAACTCTGGAATCTCCTTTTTGAATTGCTTAAACAAATCTGCACTGTTTAATAACAACACAGTTTTCAATTTCCTATTGAAGGCTTGATGTAACCCACAGAATATAAGTGTCTTACCAAAATTTACAGCCAGGTCTGATGCACAAATCAGGAAAGGAGTATCCCCTACACGATTATTTAATATCTTTTCTAGAGCTTCTTTTTGTACTTCCCGTAGATTTTTATCTCCCAGTATATCTGGAATTACTGGTTTAATTCCTAACGGGGGTCTATTATCTATAATTTTTACTTTTTGTCCCATTTTACAGCATTCATTATAAACCTTATTCAGTAGGCCTATCTTGAATTGACCATAGTTTGAGATATATTTTACATACCCATCCCAATTCTTTGCCCTGCTATACATCAATATATGCCAGGCATCAGGATGCTTGATCCTGAAAGCCTCATATAATTTGTTTGTGAATTTAGCTGGACCAGAAATCTCACAAACATTACAGTTCTTGATAGTTATAGTTATCATATTCTTATATCAAATATCCAACAAATAATACCCAATATCAAACCAATTATTATAGCTACAGTATATAACACTAATAAGGGTTTAGCTGCTTCTACCATTGGATCATATCTTTTCATATCCTATCTTTTAAAGGCATCCCAATCCACATGTTCGGATTTGGGTCGGGATACAATATTAAATTTAGCCATATAATTGATTACTCTTTGACGAGCCTTATCATTTGATAGATCTTCTATCTTAGGTATACCATTACAGAATTCAAGAGCATAGAATTGAGCCTGAACAAAAGTTTCATAGTCAACTCCTATTTCATCTGCAAGTTTCCTTGCTCTTACAAACCATACATATTCTTGAGGATTCTTATCATAAGTATTGTTGATACCTATTCTGTCGAGGATTTCCTTTGTATAGTTCTCATATACCTCTCTAGTATATTCTGGATATTTATCCTCTTTAACTTCTATCTCAGAATCATATATCTCAATTATCCAATTAACTCTTTGATGTAACCAATTAGCACAGAAGTTATAATTAACTCTCTTGGCTTGAGCCATGAGTTTAAGGCCAGTAGTTACAAATTCAATATAACCTTGACGAGGTTCAAATCCATACTTCTGACAGAACTCATTTACAACAGGTACCAACTCTTTTATTGATGCCCATTGTAAATCTGTTTGCTTTATTTTAGTTACTCCTATATGTTTTAGTTGTATTCTAGTAGAGTATATAATATCGGCTAATAAATTAGCATCTCCTATACTACTTGAAGTTCTACTGATAGCCTTTTTTCTTACTGGTTTATTATCCCCAATTACTGATCTATGATCTAAAGAGTATTGCCTGGCTCTTGTAAAAAATTTATCCACAAATTCCTCAGATACCCTATCACCCATTTCATTCCATAACTTACGGAACAAAGATTTAGATATATGTATTGACGGTTCTCTCTTTATTCTACTCATAACTCTTATATACTACTCTTGACTTAGCTTTTAACTTATCATTTCTTTTACAATATTCAGTGTAACTTTTATTCATCTCAAGCCGTATAATTTCAGAATTATCTTCATACCATACCTCATAAACCGAATCTTCAAATCCAGATGGTACTGAATATTTGACTTTCCTCCAAATAGGTATAATACCCAACAGATAGTTAGTTACCATCTTACAATAATATAGGTCACATGAGGCATCATAATAAATCTTATACTTGTTGTATTTGTTATTATGAATAAGGCTATTTGAAGAGTCTGTTATATTGCATATCCAAGTAGTTACAATAAGTGTAATAAATGAAAGTAATACCACTGATATAACCCAGATTAAGGGTGCCATAATTTATAATTTTAGTTCTGATTTTATAGTTAAAAGTTCTTGATAAGTCTGATATGTCGTCTTTCGTACATATTCTAAAGTCTTTCTCTTACCCAAAGAATTCACATCTTCATTATCAGGTAGAAATACCACCTTTACCTTTTTAAAGGGTACTAATTTGAAAGCCAGGTCTAATGCCTTATCCTTAGCATCTGGGTCAATTAATATAATAAACTTTTCTACTGGGCTTTTAATAAATCTATTCACCTGATATCTTGAAATGGCCTTGCCTCCCGTTGCAATCCCATTTTCTCCGATAGTCTCTGCATTAATTGCACCCTCACAAATATAAACTGTTTTATATATTTCTAGAGCATCTGCATTATAAATAATAAAACTCTTTCCCAAACCTGTTATATCTACTTCTGGATTGTTATATTTGGGGCCAGCGCCCATATATAATCTGGCATTGAAATAAGTTAATTGCCCATGCTCCGTAAATGGGATAATTATATAACCCAGATACTTACCTTCATTGCAATATCCCCATCCCTTACTAGCCAATTCATCTATATTGAATCCTCTTCTCTTCAAATAATTCCTGGCTGACTTTGCCAATACAGAATTACCCATAGATATATTCTTGAATCCATCAGGGAGGAAAAATTCTTTCTTACCTTTTAATTCAACCTTCTCCTCCTTAAATACATATCCAGAATAATCACCCGATTCAAGTATATGCAATACTTCTTGAAAACTATCTGTATCCTCTAGATACATAATTAATCCGATGGGAGAAGGGTGTTCTCCGCATCTGAAACAATTACACCTATTGCTTGAAAGGTTGATACCAAACTTCTTTTCTCTACCACAGTATGGACAATTTGACTTCATCCATGAGTGTCTGTAATCAAAAGCCCCTATCTTTCTTATAAAGTATTGATGGAGCCTGCCCTTGAGATTATTATTAAGCTTCATAATAACCAGTCTTTATTTTATGTATATACCTGTTCATACTACGTTGTGATATTCCCCAGGTTTTAACTAAAGCCCTTAATTTGGTTTTATCATCTATATATTTTAGTAAAGTCTGATACCTAACTTTAGTGAGTATTGAACGAGGATTCCTGAAGCATTTGGGTTGTTTGATACCCTGACGGTGTTGACCTTTTGTACTTCTACCATCCATAACCATTTGTTGAGAATTTTCTTTATAGGTACCCCAATATAAGTTCTCAACCCAGTCGTTGGATTTATTATTATCTTTATGACATACACAAGGTTTGTTTTCTGGATTAGGTATATAAGCTAAAGCCACTAATCTGTATACTTTCAGATTATACCTTTTACCATTCGAGTATAGGTGAACTATATTTCTACCTGTACGATAGTGAGGATGTATAGTTACTTCACGATTACGCCTTATATTATATACCTTTCCATCTTTAGTTACATGGTATAAAGGAAAACCTTTTATATTGCTGTTGAGTTTCATATCAATAAATAAAAATACCCGACCATGTTATCCATAGCCGGGTGATTACTACTTAATGGGTAATCCTTTGCAGAACTCCGGCACTAAGTGATATTGTATATAACCTCTCCTAATCTTGGATATCTCTAAAATAGCTTCTTCCATAGTTAGAAAATTAGTGTTAAATGGTATAATATACTCATCGTATTGATTATACCCTATTATATTTATGAAAGTACTGCCATTGGGAGTACACATCTTAAATGTAATAGAAGCTTTTGGACTATTTATGTGAACCCATTGTTTAGTAAAACATCCAAGAGTATTTTCTTCATTTATTGGACATACCACTTCATACCTATTACCTGATTGTCTTCTTAAACATATTTCTTTTGAAGCTATACTTCTAAATCTCTTTAGTAATCGTATATTCATAATTACATATGTTCAACAGTATGAAATTCTCTTAAATGCACAATAAAATTGCATTCTGGACATGTAATACTTTCTTCTCCCCAATGTTCTGAACCGTATGATAAATCCAAGAATGTTTCATATTTAGTAAATGCAATTACTTTATTACATTTTGGGCAAGATGTAACTCTTTCTCCAAATACAGCCAAATCACTTGAATCAATAATCCGTGTCATATAATTTTAATTTATTAAGGTTTATATTATCTTAAATATCTCCGTTGGTTTTACCTCTCTTTTCTGGGTCTGCATTAGGATTGCTTACTTTCCTTTTCTTTTTAAGCATATCGTCTACTTGTCTACCCATTGTATCATCATATTTAGCCCTGGCCTCTTTTGAGAATTCTTTCATTCGTTGTCTTTCTGGATCCATATTGAACATAACTCTACCGGTTGGAACTCCATCTCGTTGAACTACAACTTCCATTCTCATTATATTATGTTCTTCTTCATCGGGTGTAGAATTTAACCCCATTACGCATTTTGCATTTCTTATGATAGAAATAGCAGAAGCAATATCATTATCCTCATATTTTGTTTCTTGATGCTTAGCACCTTCTCGAGTAACGTGTTGGGCAGTCCAAATAGCATCTAGCCCAAGTTCATCACCCATATTATCTATATCTATGTATACATTATTAATACGTTCTACATCATCCTTATCTCTAGCAATAGAAGCTAATTTTGCAGCGTAGTCTATAATAATAACATGTACTTTAATACCCTTTTCTGATTCTAGCTTCCCAACTAAATTTTTAATGGTATTACAATCTGCAATGGTTGCAGGTACACGTTCAACTATAAACTCTACGCCTAAACGTTTATATTTACGCATGTGCTTTTGTTCCATTTTATCGTAATCACCAGTTAACATCTCTCTTTTGGTTTTATTAAGAGTAGACTGAATCATACGGTCCATTAACTGATTTTTACCATTCTCGGTATCTATATACAGAACATTTTTCTTCATTGCTAAGTATCCCCTTGCAATATTGATAAGTGCAAAAGTCTTTCTTCTTTTTGGACGATCAATCAATACAAATAAAGAATTCTTAGGATACCCATCACCATTACCCAATTTATTCAATTGCCAAAATGGAGTAGGAACTACATCTGGATCAACCTTTCTCATAAGCTGACGCATTGCAGTTCCACTAACCATTAATAAAGGTTCATCCTTCTTTTGGGGTTTCGAATTTTGAAGAATCTTGGTTAACTTTAATTGGTATGTTTCGTATGAGTTATAATCTGAGAAATCCATACTCTCATTCAAAGCCTTTAATTCTATATAGGCAATGAACTTATGTATGTTTTCCAAAACTATATCTACATCCTTTAATGGCTTGTTATACAGTTCATATATTAACTTATGAATATTGGGGATATCTTCCTTTGTAACCAAATCTGTATAATCCTTGCCTTCCAATAAAGTCTTTACCTGTTCTATCATTAAAACTTCACTGGGGATTCTCTGATACTTCTTAACAAATTTGATCAAGGCTTCTACTAAGATAGAATGTTCTATCAGAGTAAAATACCCAGGCTTTATCTTTGAGATATATAAAAGAGATTCCTTGCCTTGTATCAGAAACCTTAATACTTCTAATTGAAACTCTATGGAAAAAGTGAATTTATCACATGAGTTTAACCTCTTCTTTACCTTGTTTTGTTTCATATATTATATAATATTCAGGATGTATTATCAATAGTATCTGCTAGATGATATAGTTCATGAAGCTCATCTTTGAACTAACTTCAACACAAACGGTGAAATAATTTTTATAAATTCATACAAGTTGTTACTTATTATATTATATTTGCATTGTTAAAAAATCTTTACTACTATGAAGGGCAATAACGGAAGTGAACTACATCGGTTAACAGAATTAAAACCTTATGATGAGGATTTGTTTAATAGGTTGTATAAAACCTGTAAACCATTAATCCGCAGATTAGTAAGGGGAATAGATTCTAGAAGATTTAATGTTACACCAGATATAATCAACTCTTTTTTCTGGGATAAGTTCTTGTATGTATTCAATAAATATCAAAGTGAGTATGATGAAGAAAGATTAAAGGCCACTCTTTTATCTTCCCTTCAAACTTTCAAGAGTAAGTTATTGCGTAATGCCTATACTAAACAGGCAGAATTTAATCAGGAGTTAACTTCATTTGAAGTCCTATTTGATAATAACAAGGAATTACTTGATGACTCAGAAGAAACTCGTATCAAGGAAGAACAATCACAAAGATTCCATGAATACATGAAAGAACATCTTACACCTGATGAGTATTTGGTTATGAAGATACAGCTTGAACCCCCCAAATGGTTTGAGTCAAGAATAAAGGAATCACACGGTAAGTTATCTATCCTTCACTTGATTGATTACTTTGAGTTGCCAAGAGATAAATTTGCAGTAAATATGTTTTCTCACATGAGAAAGAACATACAAAAAACTTTAGAACAAGCTGCTGTAGATCTTAGACAATAAAAAAGCCAGAGCAGGATTAAACATAATCCCACTCCGGCCCCACTTAACCAACTCAACTATGGCTTGTGTTTAATATGTATCTATACATTCGGAGTAATTGATACATCTCCAATGTTACATAAATCCCATACATCATTCAACATAAATGGGATAAATGTAGTACCAAAATAAGTACTTCTGATAGCAGAAGATGAACCACTTATAGTACTCACTACTACTTCCAAATAGAAATTATCAGATGAATCATTTCGTAAGTAAACAAAGATATGACCATTTACTTCTTGCTCTAATCCAGTCTGAGTAGTATTCACCATCAATGGCATACTTTGCAATAACAACTTCCCGCCAGATGCCTGAGCAGTTACCTTCTTATAGAAGTCGTATAGATTCTTTAATACATAAGGCTTGAAATGTAAAGCCAATTCAGAATTCAAATCTAACCTGAAAGTACCTTGTGTATATGGGGAAGAAGTGTTACTAAGGTATACATACCAAGATAAGTTTATACCTGTTGGGTACAATCTGAAAGTTATTCCACAAGTATCACTTGAAGTTAAACCTCCACTCTTCGTATCTATGAATACTCTAGTATATCTCTTATCCCTTTCTGATGATGTATCCAATACATCAGCGGTATTAGCAAACCTATTAAAGAAGTTATTTAATACCAATGCCAGATAATAACTTGGATCATCAGAGAGTTTTACTACTTTTGAACTTTTACCATTACCTACTAGGTCATAATAAGAGTCAGTCATTTGACCATTCTTATTGATTAGGCATATAATACCAGCTGATATAGAACCAGATTCTCCAGTTCCTTGAAAATCACCAGATATGCCTCCCCTAATGTCACTTGGATTAGTTAACCTAACAGTACTTAATCCAAGACTTAATCCCCATTTAGAGATAGAAGGTAAACCAGTATCTGGATTAGTATCAGATAATAATATGTCTAAGTATATGGCCTTTATATTGTTTAAATACATGGTATTACTGGTGAAGGTTTTCCCAGCTCCTTCATAGAGGCTTACTCCGAGATACACCAGCTTCTTTATAGTAATACTTACTGTACCATTACCAGTTCCTTCATCTGTAACATATATATTCAAATCATAATCGCATTCTATACCCTTACCCAGAGTATTCACCTGATTCTGAAGTATACTGTTCAATCCTTTCAGGCTATCAACATCCTCCTCTATGACTGGTATATTCTTTACTTTCTGATTAAGTGAAAGGATATCAAATGACCCGTTTGTGAAAGGACTAACTGGCCATTTACCATCATATGATACCAAAGCCATTTTATATCCGAAAGAGGCATATACATCGTTGTCTCCCCAACTTGGGTCATACCCTACAATGTATATACCAACTAAAGAATCAGTATTCCTATTTATCCAACCAGATGGTAATATAGTGCCTACAAGGGATGAGAAGTCTAAAGAGGCTACCTCTGCTGGACTATAAGTACCACCAGTACTCTTTTCTAGTGTTAACCAAGTAATACTAAAATCACTAACCCCAATGTTACTAGCATCTGCCACTGGAGTATAGGTATGGCTTACTTTCATGGCAAAAGCCACAAACCCGTTTGGATTATTTAGATCAAACCATCCACCAGTTGGCTTTACATTAGTAAAATCCAGAATAGCTGGACATATGTGTATAAGCCCATCGTTAGTTACTATGGCATTAACTACATTTCCACCATTATTTTCCCCGTCTGATAGTATGACTCTACGATTAGCTTTCTTTAATACTGGCGGAGCGGATATACCATCGCTAGATAAATTGGGATCCCATGAACCACGGATTATTACATGATCAGTAGAAGTATCTACAATATCAAATCCACATATAGGACCATTACCATGAGCAATAGCTATGGGTTCCATGGTTTCTTTGGATTCAATCAAGTCACCATATACTTGATAGAACCTCTGTTGAACTACACCGTTATTAACCACGGTTACATTATTAGCCATATCTCTACAGTTTTAATTTATCCAAGTTTTCGTCTATGAAAATGAGTGCCTTAGTTAAAGACTCAACCAATTTATGGTTTATATTATCATCCTCTAATAAAGCTACATCATCTGGATTATCCTGGAAGAGCCACTCAAGCAGTACTCCCCAGTAATTATTTCCCATTAGTACAGTAAAGTTAGCTTCCTTATCTGGATCACCATCTGATTTATCCATACGGTGTTTATATCCATCGGTAATCGGGAAGTCTTCCTGAAGCTGCTCAAATATTACTGTAGCAAATAAATCAGAACGAGTCTGGCCCTTGGTAGTATAAATTTCAAATCCCCTTGCAGTGCACCATTCATTCCCCATGCCTGTGGCATTATTATGGAGGGATAGCAGAAATTTAGTTCCCCCAAGTGGAGTATCTAGATTATTTGCAATTTCTCTTCTTCTAGATAACCCGATTTCTTTATCTGAGGTATTAGTGAATGCTACCTTGAATCCCTCCTGCTTGAGACGTTCAGCTAGCATTCCACCTACTTTACGACTCCATAAATATTCTTTATGTTTACCATCTGGTGATTGTTTTCCAGGTACATCTGACCCATGAGCAAAGTCAATGATCGGTAATAATTTTCGTTCCATGGTTATAATTTTTTAAGGTACATCAATTTCAATCCATTGAGATACATACTTACTGATTGATCCATATTTGAAATGGAGAATTGATCCTTGGGTATGTATATTTGTTCTATTACCATATCTTTTATTGCTTCATTATCTTGAAGTTCAAATATGGTCGAAAGAGATTTGCCATCACAATTAAAGTTAGACATAAGCCCACATAGTTCTGAATACTCATTGTTAACTAATATGTCTACTTTCTTTATTACTGACTCTTTATTATCTATATGATTCTCGAGTCTTATTCGTAGTATGGCATACTTAAGTATATGACCAAGGCAATTGAATTCCCTTCGTATAAGAATCTGTGCCTCAGTTACACCTATTGTAGAATCAGCAGCTCCATCGAAGAATTCTGTGACCTTACTAGAAGACTCTGATACTACAGATATCTTTTTGTTTAAGTTCCAGATGGTATACATAAACATCACTACCAATACTAGAACTAATACCATAAAGATACCGAAGATTACCTTTAATGCCCCGTAGTTAGAAGCTGCTTCCGCTAACTCTATGGATGACCTTGTTAAAGATTGAACTGCATTGTCTAATTTTTGATCTTGGGCAGCTGCAAATAATAATGAGATCAGTGGCATGTTATACGATATAAATTACTGCAGAAGTTTGTTCAAATACCACTGAACTATCATTTGGTTCAAAGTACTTTACATTTACTGGCAGATATTTGTTAACTATGTTTATCAAAGTCTCTTTTACCTTATCACTATAATCTGATGGATGCTCAGTATATATCTGTTCCTTAGCTTGCTGAATCTCTTCTTCTGTAGCATCTGGATTCATAGACTTCCATTCTTCTAATAGTTTTTCCTGAATCTCATCATCCTTCTTTGTCATAAAGTCAAATTGACCTTTTTGTATACCGATAGTTAAAATCATAGGAACACATTCCCAACAATCTGTCTCTGTATCATAAGTAGCTGATGGAGTATCATAGTAAGAAACATTGTCATACTTTACTGACCCATCACCAGAAAATCCAGTTACAGCTTTAGTACTGCCTTCTACTTCTGTAAGGTTAAAAGTTACACCATAAAATCTACCTAAGATTTCGTAAAACTTTTTAGTTCCCCTAATCTTATACAGTGATATGGCGTATCTTAGAACTAACCGGCAATCAGCAGTGGGAAAACCCCTGTCCTCTTTTACCCAATTCTCTAGATTCTCCTCTGTATAGGGCTCTCCCTTAGTTAATACGCCATAAGCATAAGGGATGAACCCAAAGTATTCCCATAGATAGTTCAGGAATATAGGATTGGCTTTATCCACATCCAGACATTCCATGAAGTTATCTATATCGGGCATTACCTCAGTATCGAAATAGCCAGAACATACATCTATGAACCTTTCGAATATACCCTTGCCTTCTGAATCTTGATAAGTATCATTGGCTTTGTAGTAATGGTCAAAAAGGTTACTGAAGATGTAATCCCTGAAGAATGTCTTCGCGGGATTAAACCACTTCATTGATTGTTAAGGTTATGTTATCTGAACTGATAACTGGTATATTATAGTTATGAGGTATAAGATCTACCAGTCTGCCATTGCTTCCCATTGGTTGGGTAGTTAACTGATATACTGTACCATTTTCATAGTTTGCATTTTCAACTGGTAAGTTGATGGTCATAGTAAACTTAGATTTGTATAAGCTTACATTTATTGGTTTACCATATTGACCAGTATATAAGGCATTACCAGATACGTTCTTATTGGTGAATATTCTATAGAAAGCATTGCCATCTTCTATTACCGTCTGAATATAGCAATTCTCATAGTCAGTCTCTGGAGTTGCAATATTGAACGATATCATTTTGAAATATGTTATGTTCAATGCTGGTACAGATACTATCTCTTCGGTATTCTGAGAATTTATATTTATAGATATTGGGTACGGCAATAAGTATAACTCGGTTATGGTAAGGAAGTCAACCATTGGTTGATTATCCATTAAAGCATATAAATCAGATTGCCTTACCGATTTGTTTATACCAGAACTCTGGTAGTTATAAGCATCAAGTAAAGCTTTCTTAACTTGATTGCTTATATCTATTGACTTAAATGACTTCTTACCGGTTATAGTTGCAGATAAGTATATCTTTGCTGCATGTGTAGAATATACACTTACTCTAGTAGTCAGTACTTTTGAGGATTCCATCCTCTGCTTAACATTGTTGATAAGTTCGGTACTAGCTTCTGAACCACCATCTGGGGTAATATATACTTCTACATATTTACCGCATATATAATTACAGTAGGCTTTATCTACACCGTCTATGAGCATAGCTATTGCTTCGTAATCCTCTTTTGTAATGGCTACTCCAAGAGTCTTTATACTGAGTGGAATATGCTCCTTCAGAGTATCAAAATCCTCATAGTCAGAACCACCAGTTGCAGCTATGGTATTAGTAATTGATAAACCAGAAGTTACATCAGACATTACTTCTGGTACCTTATCAAATTGGTTAGATGGTATATTACCACTTGAACCATAAGTAAGGTAGTACTGACCTTTTATTTGAGAACCGATGGTTGGTTTTCTACCGAATTGACCATCACCGAATACCAAATACGGTTGGAGTGTACTATCCAATTCTACCTTATACACCCTATCACCAGGACCAGAATAGGCAAAGGTATCCACCAGAGTCCAAGCTTCACCATCTATGGTAAGTACCATAGACCCTTCTACATACTTCCTATCAGCTGGCAGATCACCCAAGGTTATGATTATATCATGAGAAGTATAAGTTCCCAATTCTACCTCAGCTACAGCCTCCTTCTGTGCAACAGGAACTTTATAAGTATATGTTCCCTTTTCAATGGTTACATTTCTAGTAGTTATCCAAGGTTTACCATCTTTAGAATTAAATACTGTATTCTGAGGTACATTGATATCTACTGGGAAGGATGTTCCATCCTGCATGTATACGGTAATATCTACAGAAGATGGTATAGCAGATTTTATATGGTAGTCTACCAGCTTGGCATGTTTATATAAAGATGAATACCTTCTACAAGTTGGTAAGAAAGCTTCTCTTGCCATACCATCTATATAGTAGTGTATAACTTCTGCAATACCTGCAAATATGGATAAAGTGAGTATAAATATATTACCTTCACTCATATCAGTAATCTCTGGAACCCTTTCATTCAGAGATTGAATTAATTTGGCTTTTATGTCATTATATGACCTTTGAAAAGGAGTAAGCCATGGATTGCTAGTAGACATCTGTAGTTAAGTTGTTTAAGTTATATTGAAAGTTAAGCTCTTCTACTTTCTGTGAATTCTGTACTTTGAAATATATCAATAATCGTATAGATTCTTTAGTTGGTTTAAGAGCAAATACTTTTAATGCTTTTATTCTCGGTTCCCAAGCAGCTATACCATCTTTTACAAAATTCTTAATCATCAGATTAAGTGCACTTGTATTTGGCTCTTCTAAACATTCCCAAGTACGAGAGCCAAAGTCTTCTTGCCTGAACCTTTGACCAATTTGATAAGTTAGTATTGCTGTTAAGTTTTGTTTTATTAAAGCTACATCACCTTTCAGTATATACCATCCTATTTTAGGCACTCTTTTTATTTCTGTTTCTTCGGTTGTATATACCATACCAGGCACTGATTCATTAGTATATGATACTTTACAACTTATCATATTCACTGACTTAGTACCAGTAAGTACATCACCCTCATCTTCTGGTAAGAAGAGTAAAACTGTTTGGTTTTTCTCTAATTTTACACAGATTACACCTTTATTAGAATTCAATGGTATATCCCATATATAAGTGTATTCACTCATTCTATATACTCTCATAGACATATGAGTGAATGTAGTTTGAGGTTCTAATTCGAATTCTATTTTAATGTATTTACAGTCTTTGTTTACAAAGAATGTCCAGCAAGAACAAGCAGTGTTATTAGAACCACTTAATGTCTTTATTGATTCATACCACCATTTATTACCATTATTCTTGATACCACCCAGTTGTAATTGTAAAGAAGTTGGAATATTAGAATATGGTAAATAACCCTCTATAGCAGCTCCACCAATAGAATTACTTTTAAGAGATTTTCTATCCCCAACTACCACATCATCGGGATAGGTAGATTTTAGGAATTCTTGATCTAAAGTATCTACCTCATCTAAAAAATTCCCATTAGCTATAATGTTCGGATCGGTAGAGTAATCCAAATCATGTGTAACTTTATATCTGACTACAGTTTCTATATATTCTGGTTTACCATCACTACCTATTGATTGTTCTAACTTTATGGGAAAATAAGGCCCACTACCAATTGTGTTGAGTTGATTATAGTTTGCCATTAGTTAGGTTGTTTAATAGTTTCACTTTCTATATCTTCCACCTTAGTCTCGGTTAATTTACTACCAGACCAAGATGCAACAACAGTCTTTAGAGCAGCCCCACCATCCTGAGGAGTTGGTGTCCATGATGTGAAAGCTTGTTTAAGATTGTTTATATCCTGCTCTATTTTGTTTAGTCTCTCTACTGTTGAGGTAGATTCTGGAATACCAACTTCTCCACCCTGCATTATAATACTATTCGCATCGACGTTTATATTACCGTCTAGAGATTTAATAATTATATCTTGCTGAATTATTGCAGTTAATACTCCAGAATCACTTTCATCCAGTATAATTTTATTGCCTTTCGGGGTTATAAATCCCAGTACATTGGGCTTATTCAATTCTGGAGGCATCTCACCTATGGCCCAACCATGATATGACCATAGAGGGTGTCTTGGATCTCCGTTCTCAAATTCTACATATACTATAGAACCTTCCCTTGGTGATAACCATTTGAATCCAGATCCTGGACCCCCTTGTTGATGTTTAGGGTAAGCCCAAACTTCTACTCCTCTCAATATACTTGGTAAGTATACACATACCTTATTCTGAGAGTCTGGATCATAATTAGTTATAACAATTCCTCGATATGTAGAATAGAACCTACCTATTGCCTCTATACCCCTTTGTTGAATTAGTTCATATAAATTCATTGCTCTTTTGGGCTTATATCTCTATCTACTCTAAAATCAGTTCTAGCATCAAATATCTCCCATTTATGAGGATCTGTATCTTGACGTACAACTATTTGTGTACCAATCTTTGGTTTATCTCCAGTCCTATTATATTCCTCTTCCCATATAGATGCTCTATGCTTCCTAGCTTCTGCCTTAATCTTACTTGGTATCTTCCAAGCATCAGTAGTATAAGACTCTTTAGCTATATCATGAGATTTCTGGAATACTTCTTGCATATTAACAGAAGTAGATATCTTATTGATTATGGAGTTTCTTGACTTCTTTTCAAAAGTCACCTCAGTAAAATATCCCCCAGTATCAAAGCTATGTTCAACTTCTTTAGCATACCAATCACCAGAATATTTTTCACCAACATTCTTGATCTCAATAATCTGAGAAGACTCCATTGATGGGTTACCAACAAACTTAGCTTTGGATTTAATCTGGCTATTTACTGATTCTATTATGTCATTAGACATAAACTCTCCAAGGGTAGCAAACAATGGATCAGATACTACTCGTACACCGGGTACTTGTACTTCTAATTCCATTTCTATAAGTACCTTTGAACGATCTGAACCAGGATAATCATAGGGATAATCTCCATACGGTCTTTCATCTGAAGATCCTTGAATGACTAAGTTTATCTCCTTGTTCTTTTTAAGAGCATTATAACCTTGTCTCCATCTATTTTGCCAATAAGCTTTACTATCCTTAGGAGCATATTGTAATGGATCTACTTGTATCAATACCTTCCTCTTTATAATAAAATAAGATACTTCATCGGGTGGAAGAGGTAATTTAGGAGCATCTTCTTCATCTACCTTTATACCTTGTCTTACCTTATTATTAAAGTCTAATAAAGCTTTCTCATATTCATCTAACTTCCTCAAATAAGTTCTCCATTCTGACTCTATCTGAGAATTGTATGCTTTAACCTCTTCTTCAGTTAGTGAGGGATTTGAGGCTATTTGCTGCTTAGCATCCTCTACTGAGTTGTATACAGTACGTGTAGTTTTAACCGTATTTAATTTACGACATACAGAAGATAATGTTTCAAGAGATCCCTTTATTTTAGACATCCTGGTTACATCTCTCTGTATCAATAGTGGAGTAGCTTTATTCCACCTTACATAAGCATCCGGCTTACATGGATCATCATTTGTAGGTACACATTGAACTAAATCAGTTTCTACCGTTTTAGTATCTGGATCCACACTTGAAGCTTTACCAGCCTCTATACTTTGAACATATTTGGTTTGAACTCTGAATTCCAATAGTTCACCAGTACCACCAGCATAAGTATAAGCAAATACGGTTTTACCAGATTGCTTACCGTTATGTATCTCTATCTTATTATCCCGAGTATCCACAAAGTTTGGCCCACCAGCCATAGCCTTAGCAATACCAACTAACTGAGAATACTTATTCAGGAATGTAGCTGAACCAACAATAACGGTTCCTTCCGCATAAGTTGCTGGTACTGGTCTTAATTTATATCTCTCTGGATCCTGATATGGTTTGGCTAAATTACTTGGACTAAGGTCTAGTATTTTTACACCCACCAATCCATCATCTACTTCCTCATTATTTTGTATCTTTGTATAACAAGGTAAGCAAGGCTTACTTTTCTCGTTGCTCTGTTTTGCCATCACATGGATTATTATCTCTTATTTCCAAATGTACACCAGCTTTCTCAGAATAATCAATTACTGTCATTGGCATATTACCCATGGCTAATTCATTGAATACTTCCAGATAATCGGTCTTATCTCCCACAAATTTTGATGGCTCTGCTTCCAAGAACATCTTTGCATCAGCAAATTCTATGGTAAACCTTACACCATCTGGAGTAAATTCTATCTGATGACTTTTTACATTCACTAGCCTTACAGGACTAGACTTAAAAGAGCTATCACTAAATATCCATCCCCACTGTATTTTCAAAGGCATTTTGAATTGCAGAGATGGATGATCTACTATATCCACAAAGTCAGTTACTATAGTAAACTTACCTTTGTCTCCTTTACCTTCAGTATACTTGTAATTAAAGTTCTCTACCTCCATACCGATTGGCAGGTCATTGAAGATATCCATTATTGGAGATCCTGCACCATCGAATATTGCAAGATATGGTGTACCATTACCATTTAAGAGAACCGGTTTGCTATCCTCCATAGTTTGGTATGATTAACTCCATATCTGCATGAAGGTCCTCAAATGGATTGAGTATATCATTGGCATCAGCAATCACTCCCCAAAATCCAGAATCACCATAGTACTTGAAGGCAATGTTCTGTATGGTTTCTCCTTCAAGTACGGTGTGTATTAGATAATCGGTAGATATAGATGATATATTTCTTTCCAATGAGATATCTCCATCTGGGAACTTTATTACATAACTATCATCATAGGGACTTGTTCCAGGAATAGTTACCATAATTATTTAGTTTTGTGTGCCTATTCTCTCTGTATCAGTATTTTCTAGAGAATCTACTTCCCCACCATCAAGAATTACTCCAGGCGTATATTGCAATTTACTAGATGGAATTATTTCTTCCCAGGTTCTATTGTTTTTAGTTACCCTTTTGAAGGTGAGTGTTTGGGTTGCACAGTTAGGGAGTAACTTAAGGTCAAAAGGTTGACTTACAGTATTTGTAATCCTCTGACCAGTCTCTGGGTCATTATCATACTTTCTCCTCATACGAGCTGCATTTTGGAAATGAGTTAATTCGTATGGAGCTGAAGCCAGTATGAAAAGGTCATCTTCGAATAATCCAGAATTACCCCACTGAATTCTTAGGGTAGGAGGTGATGCAGAATAACCATCGGCTCTTGCCCAAGACTCAAGCAGTCTGCATTTATTCACTACATCATCTCGGTGTTCAGCATCTACTGAATACCAAGAGATATCGAATGTTATTGTATCTTCTCCACCAGTGTAGAAATAAAAAGGGTTATTACGTCCCATAGATTTAACTGCAGCCCAAGTAGCATTAGGTTCTACTCGTAATCTGTCAGGCCTGTTTTGAATCACTAAACTTACAGCTGGTGATACATTCAGGTTAGCAATAACAATGTCATTCTTTATCAATTCAGAAGTCAACTTGTTAGCTACAGTATAGTCTATAGACTTAGCCTTAAGAATCTGTTCAGGAGAAACTCCAGCTGTTTCGGCAGCTATACGATTTTGAGTCCATAGGTCCTGAGCTTGGGCTAAAGAAAATGAACCTTTTCGGGCTACATGTAGATTCTTTGCGTCATAGGCTTTACCCATCTTCTTAGGTTCTGCCTTAGCCATTGGAGAAGTAGCCCTGTTTATTAGTATCAGGGATCTCCATACTTTATTTAGAGGGGATTGGAATATTCTCCCCTGCTCAAGATCAGCTACTTCTTGAGCTACTTTTCCAACTGGTTTTCCTATCAGTGATGCCATAATTGTTTAGTTTACTCCAGCAGCTACATTTATTTCTGAATCTCTCTCGTTGAGATATTCTTCGAATACCTTTTTACCGTCTATGTTAATGATAGTGGTATTGCCCTTATTCTCTCTTTGATTAAGCTTTTCAGTATATAATCCTAGAGTCTGTACTAACCACCTCATCTCTTGAACGGTTAACTCTTGGAGATTACTCTTTCTTAAATTGTATCCCTCTTTGCTAGCCCTAACGGCAGATGCAAGGTCATTAGTTGCTCTGGTATTCTCTTCATTAGAAGCCTGATTACTTTTGATAGCACTGTATATCATTGGTCCAACTATAGATATACCGGTTATGGCTAATCCCAAAGGACCCCCAAATAACCCTACTATTCTAGAACCAAATCCAAGCAGTCCTCTACCAACAGAAACCAATGCACCCCGAGAAGCAGCATTAGCAGCTGCAGCTCCTGCACCAGTACCCATGATAGTTCTGGTCATCCTACCAGCATTAGTTGTAGTTACCATAGCTGCTGGTACTGGAGTCCATCCAGAAGCTCCTCTACCAGTATTAGCATAATACCTACCATTGGCTCCCATTTTTGCTGGAATATTACCATTATAGTAATATCTTGGTAAACCAGCTTCTGCAGCAACCATAGTAGCACTTGCTCCTATACCAGCTTTACGTTGAGCAATGATAGCTCTCTCCATATTAAGGTAAGCTTGGGCAGATATAGTAGCCTGTGACCAACCTCCAATCAATAATCTAACCATTGATCTGAAGGTAACTTGAGTATCACCATTAAGTATTAACCATCTTGCTCTCCAGTTAGCTATCTTATTGGTAATCCATAATACACCAGCACCTATACTTGCTAACCCAGCTATCCAAGGTCCAAATGGAGTTGCCATTAGGTCACGTACTTGAGATATTGCCCAACCTACCATATCAAGGAATCCCATAATGATAGGATTATTCTGTATAGCCTCTGCAAAGGTAGTCATAAGGTTCTCTGCAGCAGACTGAATTATATCAATCTTACCTGCAAGAGTTTCCATACGTTTTGCTACTACTCCTTCGGCAAATCCAGCAGATTGATTTTGTATCTTATCAAGGAGATCAAAGTATCCTTCAGTATCTCTCATTATGGCAACTGCAGCACGCATACCACGTACACCAAAGATACTCTTTAATACTGCATTCTGATCTACAGTTGATAAGTTCTTAGTAGCTTCATTTATTTTACCAAGAATTACACCAAAATCTTGAAGATCTCCGGTAGCATCAACAAAATCTTTTTTACTCAATCCCAGTCTAGCTAAAGCTTTAGCTCCCTTGAAATTTGGATTGGTTATGGACTGAGTTAAGTAGTCTGCCATATTTCTGATAGAAGTACCTGCCATAGAACCTTGTATACCTGCATTACCCAAGGTACCTATCATAGCAGCTACTTGAGGTAACTGTTGTCTCAGAGTTACCATGGATGCTGCGGAATATTTGATAGATTCTGCCAAATCCGTCATGGACATATTAGATGCCATAGCAGCTTTAGTAAGCTGGTCACCAACTAATGTAGCAGCTCTTTCACCTTCCAATCCGAAGGTTCTCATTATATTGGTCAGTAAGTCTGCAGTACCTCCTTTACCTCCCAATTCCATTCCTGTAGCATTGGCCATCATTGCAGCACCAGATATCATTTCCTGTATCTGATTTGCATCATTACCAGCCATTGCTAAGTATTTCATACCTGAAGCTATATCTCTTGACATGAACATGGTCCTCAAACCTAATGTCTGGGCAGTTTCTGATAATCCAGACATCTGTTCATTGGTAGCTCCAGAGATAGCTCCCACTGAAGTCATCATATCGATGAAGTCAGCTCCAGTTGTAATTGTAGTAGCTAAGGAAGACACTATATTACTGGCTATACCACCAAACATATTTGTATATGCCTGAACAGCGGTTAAGTTAGCCTGTACAGCATTCTTAGCATCCCGATGTAAACCTCTTATAACAGAGCTGGCTTCTCTTGCTTGGTTAGAAAACCTATCTTGTAAGACAAGAGCTATACCTATCTCTAGTTGTCCTGCAGAAGGACTACCACTTGTAAAAGCCATATAGTTTCAGATTTATAGAACAAAAGAGAGATGACCCTATGTATGGGTCATCTCCTTTTTTAGTTGTTCGTAATATGCTTCGGCAGCTTCTATAAATTTCTTCCTACGCCGCCATGGGAGCTTTGCTAGAGTGTTAAAGTCAATACTAATCTTTGCTCTAACAATATATAAATATACATCTTCTAGTTCTCCCGTGGGTAGAAAAAATTATCTACTGCCATTACTGGTACCATAATACGTTGACCAGTATCTGGGTCCTCTATTTGAGTAGTTCCTGGGAATATTGGATCCATTCCTTTAACAGTGGAACGAATATCCATCATATCCTGAGAGGAAAACATTCTGAAGTTTTTAACGATCTCGTAATTTTCACCTACTTTAAGTTTAAGGTTACGAGCAATTAATTCCTGGTTCTTAGTTCTCTCGTTCATTGGTAAATTCATTACGTATGACTCACCTTCAGCACTGAGTAAATCAAAGCAAAGTTCTTTACCACTCTTAGTTGTAAATGTTATCCCCTTTGACTGTTTTGATACTGGATAAAATGGTATAGCATTCGGTTTTGCTTCCATTTCCTGCATTGTAGGAATTGTACCATAGTCAAAAAGGAACTCTTCTTTAAGATCTACTTCATAATCAATGGTTCTTACTTGACCCTCTGCTGGGCCTTCCCAGTCATACCTGAATTCAAGAGTTTTTCCCAGAGAGAATATACGAGAATTTATCATAATCGTATACCTATCAAGAGATGGCATTTTTTGAACATCATCAGCTGTGAGTAATCTTGTAGCCGTAATATCGGTATCTGTTACAATACCAGCAATAAATTTAGAGATGTTCATAAATGTTTTTGCATCTACTGGGTTTGAGAGAATATCATCATCCTCTCCATTCTGTTCCCGTATGGTTACTTCATAACCACTTGGTAGTTTAAAGGTAAGTTTCTTACCATAAAGTGTTTGATCTTCCATTGTGTTGAGTTGTTAAGTATTCTGAAAAATATAGTATTTTGTAACGAAAAAGGGAGAGTTCATTGCTGAGCTCTCCCTTAGTGATTCACTATTACAGCTTCTCGCAGGTATCTACTGAGAACTCCAAATCCTCCAGAGTGTTATCCGAACTCATTCGGTCTAAGTCCTGTCCGTTTACCTTGCAAGGCCATACTCCGGTACATGTCCAGGAGTTAAGGATAGATACTCCATCCTCGGCCAGCTCATTGATGAGTACCGTTTCCTTATACTGGCTTGGAGTTAAACCCCCACCAAGCAACATATCCTGAACTGACATAAGCCAATCCCATAACCAAGTATCTGACCCAGAAGTAGTTTCCAATTTGGAAGCTGTTAAGTTTCCAACTGATACTCTACCAGCTGTTTTTACATCGTAATTTACATCACCATGTGAAACTTGTTCAATACTTACCTCTGGTATACCAACCTTCTGAAAGAGGAATGCGTTTATGGGATGTTTGACAAATACAATTTGCCATAAGAACTTCTTCCTCGGATTTTTTACTTTAGCTCCTGCCATAGTATTATATCATTTATTTGTTTATTACTGTGCGGATATGGATATCTCACCAGTGCTCTTATTTACCGAAACATCTATGATAACATCCATCTCTATATCCTGCATTGGAACAATTTCCTTATACTTCAGCTGAGCCTTATACTTACCCTGACGAACATCTGCCTCGTTATTAACCTGAAGATCCTCATAGCTCTGTGCATCCTGATCTCCTAACCATGTGTAGGTAGTTATTGCTTTACGATTCTGCAAGTCATCCAGAAGATCCTTTGCTTCGTAGTATATCCTTTTCCACGTTTCAAAAGTATTAGGCTCTTCTATATAGCTCTCCAGAATAGGTCTAAGATTCTTCTTCAGATACAGGTTAAGACGTACTATAGAAATGAACTTCTCTGAATCATCCACTGGATTAGAAGTGAATCCATTCCAAAGCATAGTACGTTGCCCCTGGGTACGAGTGTTCTTTATTACGAACAGGTTCATATACCACTGAGCAAACTCATTGAGAGTATCTATATCAGCAGGACCACCTAAGTTCTTCATCACTGGGCCTAATGCAGAAGCAATTACACCACGATTCATACCAGAGAAGGAATACCAAGGCCCATAAGTAGAAGCACATATTGCATCCAATCCGGCTACAGAACCCAATACATCGCATTTCTGAAGAGAACCGTTTTCATTGTAGTATTTAATACCACCTCCGAAATATGCTACCTCTTTCTTTGGCCCAATAGTCTGAACCATAGTCTTCAGAGCAGTGAAAGTTTCATCTACTGTTGCTGGAGTACGTGTTCCTGCTGCATACTTGGGAACTTCCACATACAAAATGTTCTCAAATGTATTATGTACATCATTAGCTACAGCAATATATACCTTAGTATAATCGTCTAAATGCTGATGTATATGAGAAAGTATTACAGAGTATGCCTCGTAATATGACTTACTTGCTTTATAAGCAGAAATCCACTCATCTGCAGTCGGTTTAGTACCTGCACTACCCTCAGAGCATTCCATGTATACATTAGTATCACTTACTTCATCAGTACTTACAGTTCCAGAAGTAATCTTGCCCACCATTATCATGGAGTTCCAATTAGAGAACTGGCGCAGTATAGAAACTATATCCTCCATTGTCTGAATACCAGTTGCAAGGTTTTTCATAGTACCCTGACCATCTGCATCCTTACCTTGAATAGCCTCGAAAGTGATATTCGGAGCATTATCCAAGAAATTCTGTAAAGTATCTACATTTATAGAAGGAGTAGTTACACCATCAGTTGTATTTGCTGATACAGCAGAGAAGAACAGTGTCTCATTTAAGATACTGTCATAAGTTGGTATCTGAGTTTCCTCATCTCTTGCCCCATACTGAATAATACTTGCACGTAACGATGGTTCCTTTGATACATTTAATTTTAAGTAGAAAGGACGGTTCAGATTTACTCCAGTATTATCAAGTACTGGAGAACCTGCTTCTCTAGTGCGTATAGCCATATTCATTGTAAGGCTATTTTCTGCTCCACTGGGATCAGAAATTACTATAGAGATAATAGCAGATCCATCTAGAACTGATACAGATGGTGCACTCAATTCAGCTGGAGTTACTGACATAGGTTTTGCCCATCCATAAGTAGCTCCACTACCAGCTACTCTTGATACTCGAACCTTTGCACCCATTTCAAGTGCCTTCATTATGTTCGATACCGAACCATCCGGAACTATTTCCGAACCAAAAATACGAGTGAACTGAGATGGGCTAGATATCAAATCACTTGGGTCTTCTAACGGACCCTTGGTAGTACGAGCTACCATGTTGATTACGCCCAACAGAGGAACACTAGATTGCACGTTCAGGTTCTTAAAGTTGAACCTTACTCTTGGAGTCTGTGGCATATTTAATTATATTAAAGTGTTATTAAGCAATTGGTCCGTCTTTGTAAGCTAATATGGCATTTTTCAATCCATTCTTAAACTGTTCGGTAGTTAACTCTTCCTCAGTAAATCCAAGGTACTGATATAATGAATTAGCAATACCTTCAGAATTTACAATATCAACAAAGGCTTGTGTTAAATTTCTAGTACTTACCTGATAAGTTAATACTGATACTTTTAAGCTCTTTGTTATTGATGCAAAGTATACTGCAGTTCCAGTAGAATCTGCACATCTTAGGTAAGATATTGGCCCAGTTGATCCACCTTCTATTACCAATACACTTGCCTTAAGTATTTGAGATCCTAATACCTCTTCCACTATACCGTTTATAGAAGAATCTTGTATACTTACTCTATATGGTACATCGGGTAAAATTTCATCTTCTATTTTAGATATTGAACCATCTTGAGCTAAATCCCAACTTGTCTTTATACCCTCAGAAGTCATTATTACCGAACTTCCACCATCAGTTGGATTCCATCTACCAACCCCGTATCCGTAGTCAAGGTTACATAAGAAATGTTCTCCTGCATTAGCTCTCAACTTTTCTAAGTTCCTTTCGCTAACTTCTGCAGAATCACCTATCTCAAGAGTTAATATATGTTCCTCATGAGTAACCTTATCTAAGTCATCTAACTGATATTTGGTTATTTCTGTTAATACAGTCTGAGGATTACTTGGATCAGAGAATATCAGTATATCATCACCGGATAATTTCTTAGCTAAATTAAGCAATAAATAATCCATTTGGTTGACCAGAAAATGGGAACTGATAATTCCCAGCTCTAATTCTGGTATTTCTATCCATTGTATTAAGGTTAGGATCAGACTCCTTAACCTTATCCAAAAGTATTTTTAATTTTTTGTCCATATTATGGTACTTTTAATGTATAATCGGCATTTTCTAGAAGAACAGAAATATCTCGTATTGGAGTAAGTAACTCCGGTTGAATATTTTTATCTAATAAGCAATCCTGTACTTCAAATTGGTATACTTTTTCCATTAACCCATTATCCAGATCTGGCATATTGTAAAAGTTTACTATCCTAAGGAATATATTTCCTGTGAATAGAAACTTAGGTTCATCGTAGGGTTTTAAGTAACCTCTTTGAGGTACAGACCAGAACATAATTTGGTGCAACAATCTCATATGTTCTGAAGAATGAGCACATAATCTTATGTTCATATATTGTGATAGGGATTCATAAGGTACTTCTGTTGCTGTGTAACCTATACCCTCTTCTTTCTGGGTTATTTTTCTTGGTAGTCCTATGTCTCCTGGATAAAATCCTTCTGAATCAACTACTATTCTTGGGGTTTCTTTTATACCTCTTGAATGGTTATTACCAACTCCGAATATACATATATAGAAACCCTTGTCATCTTTTATCTTTTTAAGATCTTCCTTAAACCTTTCAGCATTTTCTGCACTTGTTGGAAGATAGTCTTCTGGGTTTATAGTGTAGCCCAATTCAATGGCCATATTCAATAGAGCCATGTATATGGACCTCTCTATAATTTCCTGAGAATTTACCATTTTACTTGATTGGGTCTTACACCATATTTTTGAAGTTCTCTACGTATCTCTGTTAGTATAAGTTGTTTTAACCTATTCTTACCACCAACAGCTTTAAGAGACGGTGACCACACTGGTCTTGATGGAATCCTACCATCGTTGGATCCAAATTCTAATATTCTGGCTAACTGATTTAATGTTAATTTTTTCTGAGAAGATCTCCTAATTCCAATAGGCAATCCTATTAGAACTCTCGATTTATACCTATATAACCCAACTGACCTAGAATAAAGGCCAGTCAGGTTATAAATAGGATGTTGTCCCCACCTTTTAATAGTAGCTGGGGATAGTGGTTGCCATGTTACCCCACCACCAACTGGCGGTATACCCAAAGTTAATGACTTCTTTACTATTGCAAGTAGGTTTCTTGAGAACTTATCAACGGCTCTATCATACCCTATCTGCATACTTGGACCAAGGTTACTTACTAAAGCTTCAACAGTTTGCCATTCACCGTTTAACTTTACTTGAAGAACCAGGTCAGATATTTTAGGTAGAGTGATATTAACCGTTCTTGCCATTGTTAAAAATGTTTATCGTAAAAGTCCTTTAACTCTGAGTAAACAGTTCTAATTACACCATCCTTATGATAATGGTACTCACCGGCATATCCTTCTATTCCACCCAGTTTATTTGCCCACTTCTCTGTCCAGAATTCGTAGTAATTATTCTTTCTATTATGAAATAGGCAATGAAGACCACTGCACAATCCTATTATGGGTAAATATAATGGCCCAAGTATTCTTGACTGTATGCAATGACCAAACTCATGATCATAGGCAGGTTCCTTTAATCCTGACCTTTCTGAAAGAAAGATGTAGTTTCCCAAACTTACACCACCATTCATTGTAGGAGCTACATAAAAAGCAGTGTTTCTTTGTTTAACAATCCTTTTCTCTCCTTTCAGTATTATCATGTATATTAAACCCACCAAATTTTGAGGTAGTTGCCAAATATACAAAAGAACATGTACTAGAGTATGTAATAACTTCCCCAACTTAGTTTTATGGGAATGTTCTTTTAGGATACTAGACATTGCCTATTTATCCTCTAATTCTGCCTTTGCTTTTATCTTGAGATAATGTGCAAAGTATCCAGCAATGAAGTACACTATCGGATAAATGATAAGCAGGATAGCTACAAAACCATTATCCAACCATCTCCAAATACAAGAGAAGATTATTACTGAGGCTATTAGCAATGCTACATACAGCCATCCAAGTTTTGATATTTTCATAAGGCTTTTGTTTTAGAAAATGTATACTCCTCCGTCATAGAAGTTAAATAACTCTGATCTATTCACTGACCCAGTGATAACTAAGTAATATACATTGTTATCACTATTAGGTACGTTAGTAAACTCTGTAGAAGAACCAACTCTTACATCTCCATCTTCATAAGTCACACTCTTTAATAATTGGGTTCTTGCCTTATTATAAATGGATATCGTAGTTTCTGTACCTGGTGAATGAGGAGAAATACCCACAGTAAAATTAATTGCAACCTTGGATGGAGTTGGGGGTACTACATCAGCACTGGTTACATACTTTAAATACATAACCACTTTTTTGTTAGTATCCATACCAACTAGGGTCTCACCAATATTATCCTCTGTATCGGATTTAAATGTTATCTCACCAATCTTACCGTTATATTTCTCGTAGAACTCTACTACTGCATTACAATCCTCGAAAGTACCTTTTGTACTGGGTCCTAAATTTACTTCCAAGTCATAAGGGTATGGCTCATCTCTTTTTAACTCCATACCTATGAAACTTATTGTGTATAAATCCTCCATACTAAATCCATAGAATGGATCTTGGATACTACCTGTTGGGAAGGTATGAGCAACTGATTTAGAAGTTAATACACCATCAAGTAAATTTATCCTATAAATTAAAGTATCACCAAAGTTAACTTTTGTAGTACCACTTATAGTGTTAGTACCATAGTGATCTTTATCTATATTTACCCCTCCTAAGAATGTATCAGTAGCAGTACCGTACTTCCTTAAATAAACTCTGATGTTTAATACCCAGTTATTTTCTGACTTAACTGATATCATAGGAGTTATATTCCCCTCCGCTGATAATCTGCTAGTAATTACATAAGGATCATTACTAAATGGTACATTTACAGTTCTTGTAGTTAACGGATTTTCTGGGTTACCCTGTATTATGGATAATCCTATACCAGAACTATTCTCGAACTGGTATGTAAGAGTTTTTGGCACTGTTTTACTTGTACCATTCTGTGAAGCAAAAAAAGCAGTAAGCATCCTACTTATAGTTTGTCACGTTTACAAATGCTCTAAAGGTTATATTAGTAGTCGACGACGTTGTAGGCACAAAGTGAATAGTATATACCTTTCTACCAGATGTAGCAGTAAATCCATCAACACCATCTGCTTTATATACTATACCTACTTGATCAGCAAACTGTACAGTAACACCATATGGAACGTCTATTACAGCATCACGGAATGGACCATTCTTTATTTGTGCAGTAAGCAAACTTGGAACTTGTACTTTCAGGGTTCCAGATGTCAAATTAGTAGTTAGATTCTCTCCTGGGATAACTGTTCTATTTCCTGATGGGAATGTCGTTAATACACCATCATTCGGCTTTACGTATGCCCTAGTAGCATAAACACTCATATCAAATGGGATAGAACCAAAGGATGTTCCATTCTCCAATATAGAGTTTAGAATATCTACATCAGAATAATGATTAGATACCCATTCAGCTACTGTTGTAGATTCTATACTATATGAATTAAGAACCTGTCCATCTCCAAATACAAGAGCATAATAAGTATCAACATTCTGAGTATCCTGAATTATTATGCCCATATTACCATTACCATGTACAATAAACATGGTTCGTCCTAACCCATTAGCATCACTCCTTACCCCTAATGTATATAGTATCCACTGAATTAACTGTTGAAGGTTGTTCGAATTATTAGGATATACTGCTGGTGCACTAGTATCATCGAATAAAGTTGGTGCAGCTACTAAAACCTCTTCAGCTTTTATATCACTACTAGACCCACTACCTTTTAATTCCCATACAGTCAACCAAACACTAGTAGAATTCTTTATAGTAATATATACATCTGAATCATTTTTAGATATAAATGTATTCCATTGATCTCCTGTTGCAGCATAGCATTTTATGGCATAATTTGCTGGATATGAGGAAGTACCAGGGCCTAAAAACTCTACAAATATGGTTTTATTACTTGTACTATCATACCATAATACACCAAACGGATGTAAAGCTGTTAAATTACCAACACAAATAAATCTAAATCTGTTACTAGAACCAGTACCAGATCTCATACCAGCAAAAGCCTGAGCTTTCAATAACAGAGTTCTTAAATTATCTGTACCAGAATATGGTGATGGATTAGACATAGGTTCATTTATAGTACCTGAACCACTACTACCATCATTAGCATTAGTATTTAAGAATTTATTTATGGAGATTGATATTCTATTTTTTAGAGTAGACATAATAGTTTTATCATCAATCTCCATAAAACTAGTCCAAGTAGTATTTTTGAAAGATTCTATATCATAATCTATAGAACTACCAATTAATACTACTGCGGCTACTTTATCTGCTGATGGATTCTTTATTGCAAATCCTATATATTGATTTACTGTTAAAGTTGCTAATGAACTTATCGGGGTAAATATCCTTATTCTATTTGAAGCTATAGCAGAAACCAAATATTTTAACACTTTAAGAGTAGAACTAGTTTCTAACATTCCAGTAGAACTAGTGGGTATCGGTATATCACTACTAAGATTTATTAAAGTAAATAACCTAGCTATATCTATTGAAGTACCGTATTGAGTATCTGATACCTGCAATCTCTCATTGCCATCAAGGATATTTTTCTCCTTGAGAGAATTTATATCTACGAACTTTGCCATATCTATTGATTGTTTTTAGTATCTCTCCAACCAGCTTTAACTTCTGAAGTACCGAACGTAGCAACTGTGTTATTAAACATAGCTACTACTAAACTGTCGGTCTTTTGGATTACGGTTAAATAAGCCTCGGCTTGTAATGCAGTTACTACATTTGAAGTTGTAGTTCTGAATACTAAAGTTTTTCTTCTTTCTACTCCTGTTTGGTTAATATCGGAAGTTATGAGTGATTCTGAACTCCCTTCAACTCCGATATAATCTATGTAAAAATTATCACCAGAGCCATCACCCCATGGTATAGTAACTTTTGCCATACTTTAAGTATTAAATTTGGGGTATAGTAGAGATATCCCACCCTACTATACCAAAACTCCGTATCTTTACGATTTGGGAGTAACCGTGAATGTGGTGTTGGTATCCACCGTAACCTGAACTGCAGAACCATCCTGAGGTACATCGATCTCCGTCGGTGTAACTTCAATAAATGGATCACCAGCAGTCTGATTCAGTGTAGCAGTAGCCTTCTGTCCACCAGCAGCAGTAGCAATAATCTGCTGAGTTCTGGCTTCAATGGTTTCGTTTTCTGCTGCAGTCAAAGTAACACTAAAAGTGTACTTTGCTTTAGCACCTGGGTCACCAGTTATTGCAGTACCACTTGTTGCAGAAGCTCCGTTTGCAGTAAATTTGATTGCAGAAATATCTGCACCGATGATATCTCCAACACCTTTTGAAAAGGTAATCTTGGTAGTATTGGATTTACCAGTTAATGTTACACTACCACCACCCTTATCAACTGCTGGGCTATCATTATCAAACTCAATGAACTCTGCAGCTGGGAGATGATTAGCAACAAATTGCTTCTTCTCAGCTACACCGGAACCCACTACTTCAAAAGTGGCAGTCTGAGCTAAACGGTTACCACGGTTAGCAACTTCTGCCTTTACCTGTAAAGTGGTATTACCAGAACCAGTAGAAGGACTAACAACTACACCGTTCTGTTTTACTTCAGCCATTTTTTTTTATTTTTTATTTGGGTCTAACTATAAATGTAGTATTCGTCTTTACGGTAGTTTCATCCTCGTAATTATTCATTTCGTTTAGTTCAAGGATGTACTTGGTCAACTCAAGGTACTTGCCTACATTTTCCATGTAATTAAGTATCTTTTTCGTCTCTTCAGGAGTCTCTCTCTTCAATACTACAAAGAATAACAAAGCCTCATCATGTGCTTGAGCAACTTGAGTATCACCAGATGGAGAATATACTTTACCATTGATTACAAACTTATCCTGTGCCCAGTCAAAGTCCCAGTAACCATCTTTGGTTAAATGTCCATTCTCTGCTAATGACCTCTTAGTTACATATAGCACAATATTGATACCATCTAGTTCACCAGAATTGGTTTCTTTTAATGAAGGCCAAGTTCTTATGTAGTTATATTGGATTAAGCCATCCAATAGATACGGTTCATAGTTGTTTCCAGTATCTTCACCGTAAGATAACATCTGGTCAAATCTCTTCAACCAGATTAGAGGTTGCTTCCCTGCATCCACTTCAACAAAGTCATTTACTATGGCTTTGTATCTATCCCATACTCCATTAGTAATCCTTTTCCTTCGTGCCATACCCTACTTCTTTACTGGGAAGCCTGGGTCTGGGCCATCTAATGGACCTGGCCTCCGGTGATTGACTACTTTTGGAACTACTACCTTCTTCACTGTTCTGCAAATAGGTAGATATATGGAAAGTCTTTCAGCAAGCATACACAGGTTTTGTTTGAGTATATCAATAACTCCACCTGGTTGCATTGCTTTTATAACATTGGATGAGGTTTTAGATTCTGAGTCTGTATCGTTGAAGAATTCTACCTCAGTTGGACCTGTTTGTATTCGTTTAACCTCACCTGAACCTCGGCTTGACTCTGGGGATTCGGATTCAGAACTTGAGGATGAGTTACTCTCCTTAACGGATTCTGCAGTAGCACCAACCATCAATGAAATCTGTACAACCATGAAATCATAAGCTGCCAATTCCATAATTAGCTGGTTTTCTAAAGCTTCATAATACAACTCATTATTAAATTCCTCTATGGGTACTTCGTGATTTACTAGCGGCTGAATATACAGCTGCCATTTTTCAATAAACTGTTGCTTCTCTTGAAGAGAAAGTTTACCGAAGATATCCTCAGGGATATAAGTATCAATCAGCTCATAAATACTGCCAGGCAACTGGGTATTTACCTTATCACTAACTCCAATGACTCTTGACTTGGAAAGGTTAGCTCCGCCTACGTTGTTGGTTATGGTTACCTTGACAACGTAGTCACCAGGAGTTTCATAAAGATGGGAAGCAGTTACCACACCTACATGTGATTCTGTCTTCCCATCACCAAATACCCATGTTACCGTGAAATCATGAGGTAGCTCATCAGCGAATGCCCTGAACCTTGCATTTAGTCCAACTACGGTAGATAAAAAATCCACCGTTTTCATATATTACTCGTCTTCTCCGCTGTTAAACTCATCTAAAATGGCATTTACCAAGTCAAGCTTAGTATCACCATCTTCTGGTTCAATATCTAAAGAGATAGCCAAAGCTTTCAGCTCTTCTCCATTGAACTGATCCTTTATTTTTTCTGGAGCTTCGCCTGCCTCTATAAGACCAATGAACTTATCTTTAAGAGCTTCTGTGTCTACTTCTTTCTTTGAAGCAGCTTTCTTCTTAGGATTAACTTCTTCTGTCTTGACTTTAACTTCTTCTGCCTTAACTTCTATAAGGTAACCATTTGCAATAGCTGCTCTGATTACCCGGGAATTAAACTGATTCTCGGTTATCTCAACAACATCCTTACGAAGTACCTTAATCTTAGAAGCCTGATCATAGAAGATACTTGCTTTTGGATTAAGTTTTATGTATTTTGCCATAGTTAAATGGATTAAAAGAGGGAGTATATACTCCCTCCTTATATTGTTAAGTGGTTTAATTATTCGAGGATGCCTTTCAGGTAATTATCTACATCCATGTAATCAGGGAATCCATTGGTAGAGAATTCCTTAGTTGCATCTATGAGGATAGAAGCATCCTGATACATCTTCGAGAAACCAGTAGTTAACGAAGCATAAATAGCCTCTGTCTGGTTCGATACTATACGTTCAGACTCAAGCATAAGCTGCTTAGCAGTCAACTTAATCATGGCAGCCGATGGATCTACAAGCATTACCTCATTTTCGGGAGTTCCACCGTGAATATAGAAGTCTGCCGAATTTGGAACTGGAGTCTTCAGGTTCAAGCGAGCATCAGTAGTACCCGACGAACGTAACTTGAATTCAGGCAGATCAAGCAGATCAAGTGCCTGCTCTTCACCACCGATAATAGTACGGAACTGACGACCAAGGCGAGATGCACGAATCCATACCCGGAGAAGGTCACGATACTGTATACCATTCTGAGTATTACCTACACCGATAACAGGAGCCGATTCAGAACCATCAAGTTTGTTACCCTTTACGAGTACATCCATTGCCAGAGCATCCATTGCATAACCAAGCTGAACACCGAAGTCACGAAGGAAGATGGCCATTACATCCATGGATACATAGCTACGTACCTCATCGGTTACCTTGAATCCCTTACCGATCTTGAAAAGGTTTACCGACTTCTGTCCGAAGGATACAGTACCCAGAGGAATTGTCTCTGCCTCGTTAACTCGTGCAGGATTAGCATCCGACATATTTACCAGAGGCATGATAGCCGTGAGCCCATTGATAGGCTGATCAGATGCAATTATGTTCGGATAGAAAGGTGCCTCACGCATTCCAAGATAGATTGCCTCACGTACAATCTCTGGAACAAGCCAACGCAGTTCAGGATTAGGCATTGAGTAAATATTCTCCATCGTATCAACTTTCGGGTTGAAACCAATGGCCTTGAAATAATCCTCCTGAGTAAGACCGTATTTCTCCTGGAGCATATCACCCAGATGAATATCCACTGGGAGACTCTTGTTGCTTCCCTGACGGAAGCCATCCATGTTCTTTACAATTTCGGGAAGCTCCTTTAAGTACTGCTCCCGAGTTAAGGTTTTTTCTGCCATATTTAGTAATGTTATTTTCTGTTATTTTACCAGGATTTGAATCAGATCACCAACCTCAGCTACGTTGATAGCTATGAACTTAGTCTCTGCATTTGCATCGGAGGGCTGGAAGTTTGTATACGTTCCGCTTTCATCCAAAGTTCCATCGGTCTTAACATAACCAGTGGTGGTAAGCTCTGCCTTAGCTATACCGTGTATAATTGCAAAGGCTTCTACCATTACAGTTACTTCTACACCAGCTGCATTTGCAGGATATGCAGGATACTTACTGTAGTTAACAGCAATACCGAGATACATATCACCAGCTGCCCCAGTATACGGAGAGATAGTTCCATCGTCATTAAGTTTTACCGGTTGACCCTGAACGATGGTATCGCCACTCTTTACCGGAAATGCCTGATGAAGCTTGTGCGATTCACTTTTGTAAATCACAGCCTGTGGGGTCCGTCCACCCACTTTGTGTAAGTCTGCCATAATTTAACTTGATATTTTAGTTGTTTGTTATTTCTTTTCTCCCCGAAGTTTACGATCTGCCAAAGTTAAAGCTATATCACGAGTAGATTTCGGTGCCTTATTCTTTTCCTCATCATCTTCGGGATTAATAGATGATGCTCGGCCAACATCATGAGAACCGCAATTATTGCAGTGCATGGGGAATTTCTCTTCCAGCTGTGCATCATAAGTCTTACGCAGAGCTTTGAGAGTCTCCAGAGTTGTTCCTTCATTCTCCAGTAAAGCCAGGATATTCTGGTCTACCTTATCCTCACCAGAAACTTTCTTATATGCTGCCACCGTTTCCTCACGATACGATTTAATGTGGCAATCCCAATTCTCTTTAGCCTCCTTGTAAGAATTGAGGTCTTTTTCAAGATTGGTCTTTTCCTCAGTGAGTTTTTCAATTTCCTCATCCTTCGCCTTCACAGCATCAGAGAAGTCCTTGTTCTGCTGTACCAGAGTTTTAATCTGGGTGAGAGCCAGCTCTGTCGAAACTTCCTGACCTTCAGAAAGGGTCAAAAGATTTTCACCAAAGAGGCTCGCAAGCATCTGCTGCAATTCTTTGTCCATGTTTGTTTTATTATTTTGGTTATTATGGTTACCCTTTCCGGCACCCTTTTCATTATTAGATTTACTGGTATTGTACTTTATATCTTTTTCTGAAAGAACCTTGAAGTCGAATAGAGATACCCTCTTTATCGGATCATTAGCCTCGGCTGCTTTCTCTTCGGAAAAAGAATAATACTGACTTCCAGCATAAGCAGGGCTATTTAACCTACCACTCTTAATCAATTGAGCAAATGGATCAGCTCCATGCCATACCAGAGATGTCTCTTTATAAGAGATTATCTTTGTAGCAACCCTACGTATAAGTTCTCCCTTATCTGTATATGTACCAAGTTTAGAATAGAACTCCCATATATCCTCAAATTGGTGGGATGGTTCCCATGCAAACTCTACAGTTACAGAATTAGAATGTATAGAAGGTGGATCCATTTGTATACCACGAGCTATACGTGGATTTGATAATCCATCTATCTTCAGTATACCGTTTATACCAGCAGGTATTACTACTCCAGTCTTTTCATCTTTGTATGCGTCTTGCCATTCAACAGATTTAACTGATCCGATAGCATTAGCCACATCAGTTTCATGATCAAGGTTTACAGACTGACCAACCAGTAATGGCATTGACTCTTTGAGGATCTGTTCTGGAAATTCAGTAGGATTATACTTCTTTGCTACAACAGCAGCCGAAAGCATTCTGAACATTGGCTCAATAAAGTCTGTGTCCTTTGGTTTCAGCATGTCTGGAGTTACATTTGGCATAAATTGATTCACATTCAAAGTACCTCCCCACATACCGAACCTCTCTAATGACTTCTTTGGATCATCACTGAAATTACCTGTTCCCTTGTAGAAGTTTTCAGAAAGAGAGTGAGCATCAATAACTACTTTTGGTACATCTGATACCATTAAGCTATGAGCTGCACTTAACACCATTACATCGGTGTTTTGTTTTTCAATAGGTGGCATAATTTATCTCGGTTTACTATCTTGATCACCTCTTCTTGGGTTTGGGTTATTTTTGTCCCTGCCCTTACGATCTGACCTTTCTTTATCGTCTTTTCTATCCTTTTTCTTCTTACCAGTATCTGTATCACCAGTACCGGATGAATCATCTGAATCTACTGGTGTACGGGGTTCTGGTAGATCAGGAGCTTCATACCCCATATCACGTGCAAATTGATCCTGGCTTATGATACCCTGATTGTAAAGTGTTATATTTACACGAGCCCTATATTCCCTTGCTTGCTGTAACTTAATGTCATCAGAAACTGTTGAAGTTCCAAATTGAATTGTTATTCCCTTGTTATTAAATCCAGCCAGACGCAGTTCTAGAGAATAAAAGAATTCCAATACAAATATTACAAGTGTTTGGATATTCTTTAACTGGGATATCATCTTTGACAGCTGTATACCAGCCCCTCCTTCTGTTCCAGCTTGAGATGCTGATACTCCTATGATAGAACCATTTACCCCCAACCCATTAGCAACAGACTGCTGGTTCATATTCCACGGGAGATTTATGTTCTGCATAGAAGCTGATGTTGACTTCAGGTCGAATTCATGATCATCAATATAACCAACTACAACTCCATCTGACATACCACTAACTATGTTAGTCTTCATCTTACGGAGTGTACTGTTTAGACGACCTTGATAAGCTTTTTCACTTTCACCAGCAGTACGAGGAGGTTTAGCCATCTTTGCCTCTAAGAATCCAACCATACCCATGATCTCCATGATATGTTTGAAATTCTTTCTCATAGTATGCTGACCAGCTATAGAGTCTAATGCAGACATAAATGGAGGTACTCCATACGGTTCATCAGTATCATTGTACATCCCAACATAACAATATGTTTCTGTATTAAGTCTGATGAATGTATCCTTTACTCCATCTACTATCCTTGGATTCCTCTGATATGGATGATATACTCCATTGTTCTCTCTCTTAAACCTTATAGTTTCTGGTTTAATGAATAGTATTGTCTCTAATCCAGTCAACTCTTTGTTTGGTACACCCTCTACTGATATTGCACCACCAACTAAAAGTTGAACAATGAACTTGTTTACCAATCCGTCTATACCAGCTGTATATCTTGACCACTTCTTAGATACCTCTCTAAGATGATTTCTCATCTTAGTTGATTCTTCTGCGGTATTGTTTGGGAAGTCTATAGTATGGCCAGTATTTGACAGCTTGAACATGTCTTGCAGTGCAATACTGACATCTGGGTTTACTTTGTATAAATCCCGAATAATTGGTATTAGTTCTGTTCTGAAGGTTGGAGTAACTAAGTTAGTAATACCATTTAGAGTTGTAATTAACTCAGAATTTCCCACACCATCATCTGGTTGGGAAACTCTTCCTGGACTTATAGAACCCTTTCCTTCATCTTTGTTCTTTGATTCTTTGGGCTTTGACCTTGTGAACCAACTGATAGGATTAAGTTTCATGTTATGTAAATTTGTTTATGTTCTACTGAGGAATAACCACAGTTGATGATGCACTATGACATCTGATGTGATTTGTTATGGCTTTACCGAATATGGAGTCATCGGAATATGTTTCACCCTCTAAGTCAATATCCATAGATGAGGTACTCATTCTATGTTTACCTCGGGCAATAGGTCTTCCTGCACCATCATATATGAAGGTATAAGCCTCTTGAACAAAGAACGGATCTTTAATTACCACATTGTTTTCCCTTATATCCTTTTCAAGATTCTCTACAATTACTGACCTATTCTTTGCGGTTGTTAACCAACCCGGGAACTTCTCTTCTTCTGGACGACTGTGACGTTTCTTCCTTAACAATTTAGTATAGAAGTATAGGTTTGGATAACCTTCATCTTGGAGTATAGTTGTTACAGCCATACCAACATCATTAGTCTCTGGAGCTAGCTTAGCAAAGTTATACTTTTCTCCGATATCACCAAGTAAACGAGCATATTTGTTCAAAGGTATTCTACCCTTGTATACTGCAGACTCTTCTCCATCTCTATCCATACAAGTAAAAGCTGAGTAGTCAGTACCTCTACCAGTTGCACAGTCACCACCAATGAAATACTCTTTGTTTGGATCAGGCTCATTGAATTCCTTATACTGACCTTTCAAACGTGTATTGATAATGGGATAGTCAGATAAGCACTCTTCTATAGCCTTAATATCAACTAAATCAAATACTGTATTACCAGATGATAGGAAGTCACCATCAATCTCCTGAGCAGTTCTCTTTGGACCAAGAGCAGTAGACATCTCCTCATACCACTTCTGATCTCTATCAGGGTGCATCTGCCAATAGAGTCTGATGGGATTAAGCGGGTTACCACCAGCTATAGCATCTACCCAAGCACCGTGGAAGAAATTACCTACACCATAAGGGGTGTTATGAGACACGTAGTCTTCATTAATGAGGTAAG